ACGGAGGCCGAAGGCGTCACGTTTAGTTAGTGGGCGACAGGCCGCAAGGTGTGGCAGGGGACTGTAACTCCCCCTGTAGTAACCAAGCGGCAGACAATCGCAGAACACCACCAACCATTCGTGTGACTTCAGCACTCCTTAACCAAAAGGAGACTGATCGAATGACTACTATTGCACAACAGATTGACAATGACCTAAGAACTGGCAGCATTGCAGACCCTCAGCACTGGGCACGTTCACACTTCGGACTATGGATCGAAGGCAACTACCTCGGTGAAGCACACTACAAAAGCAACCTTGACCGTGTGCGCAACGCTACGACATCCCGCAAGCTCCGCTCTTTTGTAATTGAGCAGTTCACTAAGTTCATGGCTCATGAGTATGACTGCTCGTTTGGTCATGCTCAGAAGTGTGTGGTCGCTGCGTTCTCAGCCGACACCCTCGACAATTTCACCTTTATCCTTGTGGCTGATGTTCTGGAGAGCTTCGAGGAAGCATTGGAAGAGGTGGCAGCATGAGCATCCACGTTAAATTTGGTATAGCGAGCAATGGCCAAGGTGGCCTCATTGAACAGCCTAAGTTTGAGGGCCTTGATGTCAGAGTGTTTGAGATTTTAGACAATGGTTACGTTCAATTCCGATACTACCATGAGTGGCACAAAGACGGCAATCGTGCCCGATCTTATGGGTGCAGTGTGCAGTCTGACCAATTATTGGTGGGAGCAACAGCATGAGCTTCCATATCTCAACCACACACAGTCAAGCGGTCCACCTAGTCGATGAGTGGAACGCTTTGGCCAATAGCCGCAACCAGCTGGCCTATACCGAATCACACTTGATCATGTCTGGCGACAGCTTCGATGATGAGTTGTTTTATGATGGGGTCACAACTGTAGAGCTGCGGCCATCTGAGAGCGTCACTGGCAACCCTGAGACCTTTAACGTGTGGGCATCTGATGTCTGCATCGAAGAGGAGGCAACAGCATGAGACAGGCCATCGAAATCATTGGTGAGCTGATCGCCTGCGCCTCAATCTTTGCCATCCCATTCGTGTTGCCTATCGTGGTGGAGGTGCTGCTATGAGCTGGACCTTGAACCTCAACGCCATGACCTTTGAAGCCCTTGTCGCCTTAGATCAATTAGACAAGACACATGTTGGCACCCCTAACTACATGGGTGTTGCTTACTTCTGGGGCTGTAACGGCACCAAGCACTACCTCCGTGACGCCACAGCTTACCAAAGACGAAGAGTTCACAAGCTGTGGCTGGAAGCTGGCTTAGACCTCACTCAGGACACCGAAGCGCACTATTCGATTATTACCAAAGTCACAGGACTTCAGTGAGCCCAGCAGCGGCCAGCGTACCCCTCGAAGCGCTGGCCATCTCGTGGGCTCACCACGGAACAACTGAATGACAGGAGAAAGACTAATGAACATCCAGCAACCACAGACAACCGAAGATGCCCTCAAGCTGGCTCTATTCTTAGCAATCACAGCGCCCACAGACGAGAAGGCCACAGACTGCATGAACATGGCCCATAGCTTTGCTGAGTGCCTCAGTGATGGTGCAATCGAAGTGGCAATGGCGAAGGCTCAGGTGATGGCCACAGCCCAGCGCAAAGAGGAGGCAACACAAGATGCTTGATGACACACTAGAAAACATCCTCCGTGAAATCGGTGTTACAGCCCAGCGCTCTCCTCTTGAAGCCAAGTTGTGGGAGCAAGACAGCCGCACTCTCTACCTCAGTCCTAACTATTACAATGAGCCTGTGCGTGATGAAGTTGGGGAGGTGTGTTTCTGATGCCTACCTTCCTGCAATTCGCACAAGCTGAAGCCCCTCGCCTATGGCACGGCCAGCACCTCAAAAGATCACTGACTAAGGCCGCTGCATTTGCGGCCTTCAGCGACCACCAGACGCGCGAAATCTCTCAGTATAAGCCCAGCGACATCCACAGCTTCTTTGACGCTGTACAGGCCTCTCGTGGGCTCTCAGATAGCACTGTGAACCGTTACGCAGCCATGCTCACAAAGGTCTTCGCTCAGGCAGTCAAAGAGGAGCTTATAACACACGTCCCGAAGTTCACTTGGAGACGCACAGAGCAATCTGCACGGCCCCTCTACTTCACACCTGAGCAACTAGAGGCCATGTGTGCATACTTCCACGATGATCACCCCCAGTGGTGGATGCGGCATATGATAACCATCGGAAGTCAAACGGGAATGCGAAGAGGTGAGATACTAAGTATCAAGAGGAGCCTTATTACTAATGACAACGATGGAAACTTATGGTTGCATTTGCCTTTAACCAAAAACGGAAGTGAGCGATTCGTACCGCTGAACAAGCAGGTCATGGGTGCCATAGCGGCACTGGACTACGATGTGTCAAAGCATTTCGATGAACATGCCTTCTATCGGTCTTGGGACCAGATGCGTCACAAGATACTCGGCAACCACAAGGGCTATGTGTTCCACACTTTGAGGCACACAGCCGCCACTCGCCTTGCAAACGAGCACAAAGCAAACACAGCGGTGATTGGTATGCTGCTGGGCCACCGCTGCGACACTACCACCCGTAAATATATCAAGGCACAACCAGCTGCACTTCAGCTGTTGGCTCGCCAACTTCAAGCATAGGAAATAAGCAATAGACCCTTCTGTCCACCTACCAGAGGACCAGAGGGCAAGGAGACTAAAGAATGACTTTCGACAAAAGAGACAACTCACGCACAACTTCTGCAAACACACCAACTCAAGGTCAGTGGGACTTTACTAACGATGAGAAGGCAGCTCGTGGAGGCCTACGCCATAGAAATCTAATTGGCTGTATTGGACAGACAGCCCCACCAGACAATGCAGAAGAGAGCACAGCCTCTAACAGCCTCACAGAAGAAGGCGAAGGGGTAGTTGCTGAAGGCGAGGCATACCACAGTCAAGACACGACAAATAGGGCCTATGAGCAGACCATGAGGGTCGAGGGCCGCGACAAGTTCAAAGAGCAAACAGAGAGCCAGACTAGAGTTGACCACAGCCCCTCCCACTTCAACGCACTTGTTGAAGCCCTCCCAAAAGTATCCAAAGAAATCCAAGAGACACTAAAGGAGGCCAAAAGGTCCACAGGTAGGGTGCCTGATTGGGTGGAGGAGTTGTCCACTTTGGACACTGATGTCATGGCATACATAGGCCTCCTGTGTTGTTTCAATGCGTCACTTAAAGAAGACAGCAACACTGTGACTGTGGTCACTCAAGCCATTGGTCAGCACATAGAGCAAGAGCTTCTTAAAGTAGAACTGAAGGCCGAAGACAAAGAGAAGCACAGGCGTGATGTGGAGCTTGCAGCTGCCGCAGGTCTTGAGCGTCCAAAGCCACAGAACACCAACAAGCGATTAGTCGAACAAGTAACCAAAGCCCACAACAGTCGTGAGCATCGCTTAAAGGCCCTCCGCATCATCACACAGAAGAATGGCTTTAGCTCCCTGAACTTTGGTACAGCCAAGACAAAGGACGCATTGGCTAAACGTAAGCTGCGCAGAGTAAAACTAGCGGCACCCATCCTCTCTAGTGTACTCAAGGCAAGTGGTGTGTTTGATCGTGAGCATGAGTACGTTTCGAGGAACAACAGCAAGCAGGTCATTTGTTTGACTGAGGAAGCCTTTGCAGCCATGGAAGCCAATGCAGAGCGGATGGCGTGGATGTCTCCAATCTTCAAGCCCATGCTGGCACCTCCGCAGCCTTGGTCATCCTTCGACACTGGGTGCTATCATGATGCTGACCTTGCCTCTATGGTGCCCTTGATCAAGAAGGCATCCCACAGCCAACGAGAGGCCGTTACACACCAACTATCACATGGTGAGTTGCCAAGGTGGGTCAGAGCACTTAACGCACTGCAAGCCACTCCCCTGAGCATCAATGAACAAGTGTTGGATGCTGTGCAGTGGTGTTGGGACAGCAAGCAACAAGGGCTCAACAAGTTCCCCCGTCACTCGCTACCAGAGCGGCCCCGGTTGCCAGAAGATTGGCAAGACATGCCAAAGGAGAAAGTAGCTGCCATGAAGGCAGAAGTCCGAAAGCACATCAAGCTATCGATGCGTGTGAAGGGCTCTGCTGTGGTCATGGAGCAAGACTTACAGACTGCACGAGAGCTAATAGCCTATGAGACTGAGGGCTTTTACATACCGTGGCAGGTAGACTTCCGTGGCCGTATGTATCCAGTCAGTAACTTCAGTTACCACCGCGATAGTCACTTGAAGGCTCTCTTTTGTTACAAGCGAGGCTATCTGGTAGAAGGCAACAATGCGTACTGGCTCAAGGTGCATCTGGCCAACTGCGGTGACTTCGGTAAAATCAGCAAGCAATCTCTTGATGCAAGAGCACAGTGGACCACCAGCAAGCACGATGAGCTTCTGGCTATTGCTGAGGACTACCAAGGCACCTTTGATCTGTGGTCATCCGCAGACAAGCCCTTTGAGTATCTGGCGGCTGTGTTTGAGTATGCACGGTGGGTGGAGGAAGGTGATGCCTTCGTCAGCTATATACCTCTGTCACACGATGCCACCAACTCAGGCGTCCAGATATACTCAGGCTTGAACTTGAGTGAGACTGAAGGCGCTCTGGTTAACCTCACACCCTCCCACCAAATGGCAGACATCTATCAGACTGTTGCCGACAAAGTAGTTGAGGAACTGAATGCTCTGGATGATGCTGTTAGAGCCACAGTATTCAGTAAGCGCACAGGCACAACTGTGGGTGAGCTGGCAGACCGATGGATCAACTTTAAGATAGGCCGCAGCCACATGAAAAGGGCCACCATGTGCTATGGTTACTCAAGCAACAATGTGGGTATGCGTGGTCAGTTCATGGAAGACCTAATGAAGCCTGAGCAACTAAAGGTGACTTACGGTGAGATCGATAGGCATCCGCTACATGACACAGAGCAAGGGCAATTTGAGTGCGCATGGTTCATGGGTGATCTGGTCTACAAAACGATCAGCAATGTTCTTCTGAAGACTGGTGAAAGCATGGTGTATCTACAAGCGGCAGCAAGAGCTGTGGCCGAAGAAAACAAGACCATGAAGTGGACCACAGACAGCGGCTTTCCTGTGCACATGGACTATCGCAAAACAAAGCAAAAGGAGATCAAAATCTTTTTGTTCGATAGGGCAGCACAGGAACGCAAGAGGGCGCAGGTAACACTGCGGGAAGACATTGATCGCATCGATGTAGCTAAGAGCTGCAATGCTGTTGCTCCCAACTTTGTGCACTCTCAAGACGCTGCGCTGATGCAGAACTTCATCTGCAACCAACTGGACGCAGGCACTGCCGAAGACTTCTTCATGATCCATGACAGCTTCAGTATCTCAGGAGATGTGTGGGATTTGCATGATGGTGTCAGAGATACCTTCGTCACCATGTTCTCAGGCGACTGCCTCTTTAGTAAGTTTGAAGAGGAAGTCAGGCAGCAACTCAATGACCCAAGTATGGCCTTTGGATCAGAAGACAATCCGATCACAATTCCATCAAAAGGCTCTCTTGATCTAGATGCAGTAAGAAACAACGAGTTCTGTTTCAGCTGACCTTCTGTCCACCTACCAGAGGAACCTAGCGGCCTCCCAGCTGTGGTTTCTCCTCTACCTCAACAACTGGGGCTGTCTTCGGATGGCCCCTTTTCTATACGTTCAAAGGAATAACAAAATGGCAAAAGTACACAAGTTCACGACACCCGCAGGCAATGCAAAATACCCCCACCTCAACAGTCCAGACACAGCCTTCGACACGGACAACCCGAAGTATAAAACTGAGATACTGATGTCTGAAGATGAGGCAGCACCACTGATCGCACAGATCAAAGCGGCAGCACAGGAGGCTTTTGGTGTAAACGCTAAATTTCGGATGCCGGTCACTAAAGACGAAGAGACTGGTCAAGTGTCAATCAAGGCGCAGTCCAAGTACCAACCCAAGTTCTATGATGCCCAAGGTCAGGTCATTGTGCCCAGCGCTCTGCCAAAGCTCGGTGGAGGCTCAACAGTCAAGATGGGTGGTGTGTTCAACTGCTACACAGTCAGCGGCTCCAAGGGCGTGAGCCTGATGTTGGACAAGGTGCAAGTGATCGATGTGGTCAATGGCTTCGGCGGTGACGATGGTGGCTTTGAGGCAGTAGATGGCGGCAGCTTCACTGTGGAGCACTTTGATGAGCCCACGCCAACCACTGGCGCTGTAGTCAATGGCGACTTTTAACCGGGCAAGGTTCCGTGGCATAAAAGCTGGCTACCGCTCAGGGCTCGAAGAAAGCATCTCGAAGCTACTGGCTGATGAAGGCATTGAGTTTGAGTATGAGGTTGACAAGATCACCTACGAAATCCCTGCCCGTGTCGCCAAGTACACCCCAGACTTCAAGCTCTCTAAGCCGGGAGGATTCTGGTACTTAGAGACCAAAGGAATATGGGCAACTGCTGACCGTGCAAAGCATGTGTTAATCAAAAAGCAGTCCCCAGAAATCGACATCCGTTTCCTCTTCAGTAATGCGCAAGCGAGGCTCTACAAGGGCAGTCCCACTCGCTACAGCGACTATTGCAACAAGCATGGATTTCGGTGGGCGCACAAGACTATGCCTCCAGACTGGCTAGACGAGTGTCGCCAATAAGCGAGAGCAAAGGGCTGTCTTCGGATGGCCCTTTTTCTTTAGACACAAAGGAACGACCAATGAACACCGATGATAGGGGTGACAACAAGTTCATACAGCACCAACCATGTGATGCCTGTGGAAGTAGCGATGCGTCAGCGCTCTACAGTGACAACTCAACTTGGTGTTTCTCTTGCTCCACCTATACAGCGGGTGATGGCGAGGTAGTGGATGCACCAGCCAAGCCGGGGGCACAGCCCTTTAAGCGCAACAGCGGTAGCGCTTCAGAACACTTGCTCCAAGGTGAATACCAAGAGCTGCGCAGCCGTAAGCTCACAGAGCAAACGTGCCGCAAGTTTGGCTACATGATCGGAGAGCACCGGGGCAAACTCGTGCAACTTGCAACCTACAGAGACCTGCAAGGTAGAGCTGTAGCACAGAAGGTACGCACCAGAGACAAACAGTTCTCTGTGGTGGGCGACAGTGACCGCATGGGCCTCTTCGGAATGCACTTGTGGTCAGCTGGTAAGAAGATCGTCATCTGTGAGGGTGAACTAGACGCAATGAGTGTCAGCCAAGTGCAGAACCACAAGTATGCAACAGTCTCTGTGCCCCATGGAGCCCAAAGCGCCAAGAAGCACCTGTTGCAGCACATAGATTACCTCAACAACTTTGCTGAGATCGTTCTGATGTTCGATCAAGACGAAGCTGGTCAAGCAGCCGCACAGGCGTGTGCCGAGGTACTACCTATTGGTAAGACCAAGATTGCTGTGTTGCCAATGAAGGACGCAAACGAGTGTCTTGTGGCTGGCAATGCGGCAGCAATCATTAGTGCTATACACCAAGCAGCAGACTTCAGACCTGATGGCATCGTCAGCATGGCAGACCTCCGTGAGGTGGTAGCTGTGGCAGACGCAGAGAGCCCCGTACAGTA